GCAACACCAGCAAGTGCAGCCGCAACACCAGCAAGTGCAACAGCAGCCGGCCCAAAACCTGGTCAAGAAATGGAAATGCCAGGGACTACTTCTAAATTTAAGTATAGCCCAAATTGGATAGGTGCAGATGGTAAACCTGCACCAGAGGCAGTTAGCACTGTGTTAACGCAACTTGCTACTGGAACAGATAAAGCTGATCTAAACACTACAGATTTACTACGAGCCAGACGTTCATTAGGTATGCAAGAAAATAAAAAACGCTATGGGCGTAATTTAACCTCCCCGGCCAGTAAAGCAATGCGAATGTTTGAAAACTTTGTTGAGAAAACCAAGGTTGAAACTAAACCATTGACAGAAAGCAATACTAGACCATTGATTAAACGTGTATTGACAGAACAAAAAGCCAAACAATCAATTAAGATTACTAAAAAAGCAGTGGTCCCACGCAACGAAGTGATTGATCTTTGGAAAAAAATGCCAGGTTAAAACCAGACTGGCTATTCCGTATGTCTATAAATAGATTATACAACACAGAGGATCAGTCATGAGCTGGAAAAAGCATTTTAAGGTAGTAGAAATAAACAATGTTAGCCCGCTAACTAATGCTAACCAGCGACCAGACTTTGCCTACCGCAATTACCAACATCAATTACCAGAAGTATATACTGGTCATCCCAATCGTTTGGATCGTTATAATCAATACGAACAAATGGATTTAGATTCAGAAGTAAATTCTGCGTTAGATGTAATTGCAGAGTTTTGTACACAAAAAGCCACCAACAATGGTGCGGCTTTTGATCTACAATTTAAAGGCCGTCCTACAGATAGAGAAGTTAACATACTAAAAGAACAAATGTTGGCCTGGATCAGCTTGAACAAATGGAACAAGCGTATATTTAAATTATTCCGTAACTCACTCAAGTATGGCGATCAAGTTTTTCTTAGAGATCCAGAAACATTTGAGTTATACTGGGTTGAGCCAGGTAAAGTAACTAAAGTTATTGTAAATGAAAGCAAGGGCAAAGAACCTGAGCAATATATTATTAAAGACTTACATCCAAATTTTGAAAATTTAACTGCTACGCAAAAAACCACAAGCGACCTACATACTACACAGCCAAATACCAGCAGTGGTGGACTGTATCAACCGACTTCATCCACAGGCAGTAGTGGGTCAACTCGGTTTAGTACAGCACAAAATGAAGCTGTCATTGGTGCAGAACATGTGGTACATTTGAGTTTAACAGAGGGGCTAGATGCTAACTGGCCGTTTGGCAACAGTATATTAGAACAGATATTTAAAGTCTTTAAGCAGAAGGAATTGCTGGAAGACAGCATTATCATCTACCGTGTACAACGTGCGCCAGAGCGCAGAATCTTCAAGATTGATGTGGGCAATATGCCCAGCCACATGGCCATGGCATTTGTAGAACGTGTAAAGAACGAAGTTTGGCAACGTCGTATACCCAGTCAGAGTGGCGGTGGTACTAATATGATGGATGCCACCTACAACCCAATGAGCATGAACGAAGATTACTTCTTTCCAGTTGGTGCTGACGGCAAAGGCAGTGATGTTACTACATTAGCTGGTGGGGCAAACCTGGGAGAAATTGACGATTTACGTTTCTTTACCAATAAATTATTCCGCGGATTACGCATACCCAGTAGCTATTTGCCTACTGGCCCCGAAGACGGATCGCAATCAGTTACTGATGGCAAAGTAGGTACAGCATTAATACAGGAATGGCGATTTAACCAGTATTGTATACGTTTACAGACATTGCTAGCTGAAACATTGGATACAGAATTTAAGATGTTTTGTCGTTGGAGAGGAGTAAACATTGACAATTCAATATTTGAACTGTCGTTTAACGAACCACAAAACTTTAGTAAAAACAAACAAGCAGAGATTGACGGGGTACGAGCCACAGTATTTGCACAACTAGAACCATTGCCATATCTAAGCAAACGATTCTTACTCAAGAGATATCTAGGATTAAGTGAAGAAGAGATGCTGGAAAATGATGAGTTATGGGCTGAAGAAAAAGGCACTGAGTCAGATCCAGGAACAACTGACGTGGGGTTGCGTGGCGTGGGTATTACCCCTGGCGGAATTGAATCAGACATGGGTTCAGCAGATGCGATGATGCCACCAGAAGGTATGCCAGGAGCACCTGAAGCTGGTGCAGTTCCGGGAGCACCACCAGGCGCACCGGCACCAGAACCGGCCCCACTGGCATAAATAATTAATCATGAGATTAAACGAAATGTTTTCAGATCTATCCAACTCCGTTGAGCAAGACGATCAACGGATAGATGCTGAACAAGACAATACGGCGTTAAAGCTGACAGATACTAGAAAAACCAGGCTCACATTGGCACATATAAGCAAACTTAGATTAATGAATGAACTACGGGCAATTGAGAATAAACAAAAGATACAGAAAGTTAAAATCCAGTATGGAGCACCTCCGGCACAACCAGGAATGTAATAATTTTGCAAAGAAATGTTAAAAAACCACCCATTTGAGGTGGTTTTTTAATCTACGTAGTAAATACACACTATAGTCATGCTAACCTAAAAAGGAATCTTTATGAACCACTATGAAAAACTAATTGAGTATATTCTCAATGACGAGACAGATAAAGCACGTGAAGTGTTCCACAATATCGTTGTAAATCGTAGCCGTCAGATTTACGAAAATATGATGGACCAAGATCAGTCACAACTTGATGAACTTGGCAATGAAATCAATGCCGAAGAACAAATTGGTGAAGAAGAAGAGGAAATGTTCCCTTCAGACGATCAAACTGGTGGTTTAGATGCAGAACTCGGCGATGCCGGTGACAGCATGGAAATCGGTGGTGACGCCATGGGCGGCGACATGGGTGCAGAAGGTGGCGAAGGCGCAATTGAAGATCGAGTTATGGATCTTGAAGATGCCCTAGACGAACTTAAAGCAGAATTTGATGAATTAATGGCTGATGAAGAAGGCGAGTCAGAGCATAGCGACGGAATCGACGATCCTGACTTCGGTGACGAAGAAGGCGAAGAAGTTGATGATGCAGAAGATAGCGAAGAAGTCGGCGATGAAGAAGGTGGAAATCCTTTTGCTAGCGACGACGAAGAAGTTACTGAAGCAGAAGAAGATGAAGAAGAAGATGACGCAGAAGAAGTGGTAGCAGAGTCCAAGATGACTGAAGTTAAATCTAGACATCCAAGAACTGCCGCAGAACTTATGCGTGAATACGTTGAGACTGTTGCTGAAATCAACAAAACGGCAGAAGGTCAAGGCGTAGCAAATGCAGGTAAAGTAGCTAGTGTTAATACCAAAAGCATAGTTGCCGGTAAGAACGACATGGGCGGTAGCAACAAAAACATCGCACGTGGCGGATCCAATCCAGCACCAGATGGTACATCAGCACCAAGTGCAGATAAGCCAAAAGATCTAATTGGTAAAGTGCAAAACACAGCAGGCGGAAAAAAGTCGTTGTCCCCGGCAACAAAGCCAACAGCGACCCAAGCCAGCGGTGTCAATGATAAAAGCATTGTAACCAAGTAATAAAGACACAGCATGCCTATATTACTTAGAGAACACCTTTCCTTCGACCAAGCCCAGCTCGTAACAGAGACAGAGGGCACTGGCGATGGAAAGGATCTTTATCTCAAAGGTATTTTTATTCAGGCTGCGGTCGAAAATGCCAACAAGCGGGTATATCCCGTGGAAGAGATAGCAGCCGCAGTTGATTTAATTAATGAACAAATTAAAAAAGGTCACAGTGTATTGGGTGAAGTAGATCACCCTGCTGATCTTAAAATTAACCTAGATCGGGTTAGTCACGTGATTACTAAAATGTGGATGGATGGTCCTAACGGATTTGGCAAGATGAAAATCATTCCAACTCCAATGGGTAAAATAGTTCACACCATGTTAGACAGTGGTGTAAAACTAGGAGTAAGTTCACGTGGTAGTGGTGAAGTTGACGACAGTACCGGTAAAGTTCGTAATTTTGAAATAGTAACAGTTGATATCGTTGCACAACCTAGTGCTCCAAATGCATATCCCCAGCCAGTTTTTGAAGGGTTGATGAACATGCGTTATGGACACAGGGTATTCGAAGCATCGCAAGATGCAGGTGCCGATCCAAAAGTCCAAAAGTATTTGCGAGCCTCAGTGTTGAGACTTATCAAAGACTTGAAAATATAAGGAGATCCAAATGCTAGAAGCTATCAAACCTCTGATCGATAGTGGTATAGTGAACGAAGACACAAAGCAAGCAATCGCTGAAGCATGGGAAGCTAAATTAGTTGAAACCCGTGAACAAGTACGTGCCGAGCTACGTGAAGAGTTTGCTAGAAACTACGAGCACGACAAGTCTGTAATGGTTGAAGCTTTAGACAAAATGGTAACTGAAACTCTGACGCAAGAGCTAAAAGAATTTGCTGATGATAAACGTAAACTGGTGGAAGATCGTGTGGCTTTTAAGAAACACGCATTAAACACTGGGCGTAAGTTTAATTCATTCTTAACTACCAAACTTTCTGAAGAAATTCAGGAACTACGCAATGATCGCAAAGCACAAAACTTGTCCATGGCCAAGTTAGACCGCTTTGTTATTAAAGCGTTGGCTGAAGAAATTCAGGAGTTTGCTACCGACAAGAAGGATTTAGCTGAAACCAAGGTCCGTTTGTTAACCACAGCACAATCTACACTAGAATCACTACAAAAGAAATTTGTGACTCAAAGTGCGGCTATTGTTAAAGAATCAGTAATCAAGAATCTAAAAACCGAACTAACACAGTTCAAGAAGGATATTAAGGAAGCTCGCGAAAATATGTTTGGTCGCAGACTCTTTGAAGCCTTTGCTGGCGAATTTGCAGTAACTCACTTAAATGAAAACGCAGAAATCAGTAAACTACAAAAAGTTGTTGCTGATAAAGAAGCTATCATTGTAGAGAGCAAAAAGAAAGTTGCCGAAAAGACCAGGTTAGTAGAAAGCAAAGAAGCAGAAATTCGCGTTGCGCGAGATATCGCAGAACGTCAGAAAATTACCGCTGAATTGTTGGGAACGCTAACCAAAGACAAGGCCAAAGTAATGACCGAGTTGTTAGAAGGAGTGCAGACACCAAAATTGAAATCTGCATTCGATAAGTATCTGCCAGCAGTACTAACCAATGGCAAGCCAGCACAGCCTGCAGTAAGCAAGCAAGTGTTGAGCGAAAGCCTAGTAGTAACTGGCGACAAAGCTGTTCGGGCGGCACCAGATCAATATGATAATAATGTCATCGATCTACGTCGTCTAGCAGGGCTGAAGTAAAAAGTAGTTAAACAAGGAGAAATCAAAATGTCACAAGTACTCTTAGAAAGTCGTTGGGGTGAAACGAAAGAGGCCCTGTTAGAAGGTCTTAATGGTTCACGCCGTACAAGTATGTCCGTAATGTTGGAAAACACACGCAGACACTTGGCAGAAACCGCAACAAGTGGTGCTACCGCCGTAGGCAACGTAGCAACATTGAATCGCGTTATTCTTCCAGTGATTCGCCGTGTAATGCCAACAGTTATTGCAAACGAAATCGTTGGTGTACAACCAATGACTGGTCCAGTAGCACAAATCCACACTCTGCGTGTACGTTATGCAGAGACAACAACTGATGCTAGTGGTTACGCCACCAACACAACAGCCGGTGATGAAGCACTAAGCCCATTTAAAATTGCTGTAGCTTATTCCGGTGCCCTTGGTACTGGTAAAGCAGATGCAACAAGTACTCTTGAAGGTGCTCCTGGTCGTAAGATCAACGTGCAAATCCTGAAACAAACTGTCGAAGCTCGCACACGTAAGTTGTCAGCTCGTTGGACGTTTGAGGCCGCACAAGATGCACAATCAATGCACGGCTTAGATGTAGAAGCAGAAATTATGGCCGCTTTGGCACAAGAAATTACGGTTGAAATCGACCAAGAAGTTCTTGGAAGCCTACGTAGCTTGGCAGCAACTGAAGAAACTTTCAACCAAGCCGCTGTTAGTGGTACTGCAACATTCGTTGGTGACGAACATGCCGCATTGGCCGTTCTTATCAACCGTGTAGCAAATAAAATTGCTCAGCGTACACGTCGTGGTGCTGGTAACTGGGCTGTTGTTAGCTCAACAGCATTGACAGTGCTACAAAGTGCAACTACAAGCGCATTTGCTCGTACAACTGAAGGCACATTCGAAGCCCCAACAAACACCAAGTTTGTGGGTACATTGAATGGTAGCATGAAAGTGTATGTTGACTCATACGCAAGTGATTCACAAGCAGTTCTAGTTGGTTACAAAGGTTCCAGCGAAGCAGATGCAGCCGCGTTCTATTGCCCATACATTCCGTTGATGAGCAGTGGCGTTGTGCTTGACCCAGCTACGTTCGAACCAGTTGTTGGCTTTATGACACGTTACGGTTATGTCGAATTGACAAACACTGCATCGTCTCTAGGTAATGCCGGCGACTACTTGGGTGAAATTGCAGTATCAAACTTAACTTTCTCTTAATCGAAAAGTTAAACCCAAGAAGTAGAAGCAAAGCAAATACAGAAGCCCCAGCAATGGGGCTTTTGTTTTGATATAAATAATATTATGAATGCCGACATCCTTATACCGTTTTCAGACTTGCTGGAACAAATTGCTGACCTACCCAGAATTGTCAAAGGTGATATTGTTGAGTGGGGATACAATCAAATTCCAGCTGGTACAGGAACAGTAACTGGTTGGTCAGGTTCTGCAATCAATCACATCAACCGTAATCAGTTGGAGTATGCATTAACTGTTAAATCCAATGATGGTACCAGACATACTATACCATATCGTCAACTGCCAAAAGAATATACTGGCGGTGGATACTACATTAAAAAAATTGGATAATTTATTTGCGGTAAACTTTTCTCATTAACTGAGAATGTTCTTTGACCAAATATTGATATACTTTTTCGCGTATCGCTACAGGTAAATATTTTTCTAATACTTTATAATATAACTGTGCAAAGTTTGCACCATGTTGACTGGGCCCAATAGCATGAACCAATTCATGAACTAATGTTAACACATCTCGTTGACCAGGACATAGTTCTATCAAACTATATCCCATTGTATAGCTTAATGGATAACCCAGCTCTAACGTACCTGGACCAAATCTAATCTCAGGAATTTTTCTATTTCCATGATAAAATTCAGCCCAGATTTTTTTAGCAAGTCGTTGCAATGAACCAAGATCACGTGGTTTGTTTAACTTCTCTATGGTTTCTAAGTAAGTTTTTTCATAACCATAAATTCGTCGAGTCATTACACCACGTCGTGCCCCCAACTGCCTGACACGTTGTGCTTCACGTTCTCGCTTTGTGATCTCAGTTACACGCATATTAGCCTATCATTTTTCCATACGTTGTTGGACCCACAATACCGTCAGCAGTTAACCCATGATCTGCCTGCCACTTTTTAACAGCGGCTTCAGTTCCTGGACCAAATGCACCATCAGCATTTAACCCCAACTTGGCCTGTATAGCGGCAACAGCATCACCACGACTTCCCACTCGCAAGTTTTCAGTTAATACTGGAGTAGTTTGCTCAGGCACCTTACCACCAAATACAGCCATGGCAGTATCATAATGTTTTTTACGATCATCCAATCCAATAGTGCCACCGTTGACCCGTTTGGTCATAGCAACCACATCACCACGATCAGCAATTTCATTTAACCCGTTCTTTTTCCAAAACCAACAAGCAGTACTTAGTGCGGCTTCCTTGTCGGTAGTAACTAGGTCAGGACTTTCTACTAGACGTAAATCACCATACACTGCCTTACTACAAGCAGTATAGTTATCTTTGCCGGTCAATTGAATTGGCCCACGACCGCGGAATTTATAGCCTTCCTTGCTGGCTTCATTTCCATTTCCCATTCTGTCGCCATAAACACGACTGGCAATTTTTTCTGGTTGCTTGGCATAATCAGCAGGATTAACTGATGTAAAATATCTAGGGAAAATCTTGGTTAACCCGTCAGCAGTATAATACAAGTTTTCTTGTAGCACTGTAAAGTCATTACTTTCATGAGCACATTGCGCTAAAAATCCAGCTACACGTAGTTCTGAATCTATCTCAAATTTTGGTAAAACATCGCACATAGCAGTATACCATCCAGCTACGTCTTTGTTATGTGTTAACACTTTTGCTAATTGATCTTGAGTGAAATTAAATTTCATGGTGAGTCTCCGTTTGTTTAAATATTTATATGGAAATTGACTTACTAAACGTAACTATAACTGACATGGAACATTGGTATAATGTACGACAAAGTCTACTTCATTTTGGTAACAAATACCCACGATATCATCGCGATTTCCATAGATTACTGGCTAATATCGACAGTATAATGCTTGAAAGCAGTAAAATTTTAATGCGTATACGGCGACGTCCCAGTGATGCTGGGCAAACATCATATAATGAAAAAATACAACAAGCCAACGACGTGTTAAGTTTTGCTCAGCAACATTTATTGCTTATGATACTGGCTAATCAAGATTTTGCATAAATAAGTTGTCCACTGAATAGGTTAGCGGATTTATGCGGCGACCACCGCGTATGACCTAAAACGTCACCTTTAAGGAGAAAACAAATGGCAAGAAGTCTAAATAAAAAGTATTTTGGTAACCGCAACATTGGTTCCACAAGCGTAACAACTGATGATGGCATTGGTGGCCAAGGTGTAGCAAGCATTGCTGTCACTGGTTCGTTTTCTGGTAAAACAACTGCTACTCCATATGCAGTTACTATCAGTGCTCCAACACTACCAGGTGGTGTGCAAGCAACCGCAACTATTACCTTTTCATCAGGAACAGCAGGAGCAGTAACCGTAACTGAAGGCGGTTCTGGATACACATCAGTACCCACAACAACTTGTGCATTGGGTGGCGGTAGTGGAACAGTAACTTTAACTGCTACATTGTCTGTTGACACTGGCGCAGTTGGATCTGCAACAAATAACGAAAACGCAATTACTGCTTATGCTTATGTAACTGGCGGAAGTCGCCAAGTTGCTGACATCATTAAGCAAGTGTCTAGTACACGTTATAAAGTAAAAACAGCAACTGGCACAATGATTTGCAAACTGAAAAGTTCAGCAAGTTCAGCAGCCGGTGAAATGGACATTGTAGCAACAGATGCATCAAGCGATACTTACTATGTAACCAAGTTAACAGCCCACAAAGCTACGTTGACTCGTGGTACTGGTACAGTTTATGTCACTGGTGTAGCTACACCCTGGACATTCAGTACAGCAGATGCTACATATTGCAAAATACCAAACGCTTAATTGATTTTTAATTAAGATCAAAGCCCTGGGTAAATACCAGGGCTTTTTAATCACTATATGACACTGACATTTGTATTAGGCAACGGAGTATCCAGACAGCCAATTGAATTAACTACATTACGTAAGTATGGAAAAATTTACGGATGTAACGCACTCTATCGACATTTTACGCCAGATGTATTGGTAGCAACAGATCCAGGTATCAGCACGGAGATTCAAAAATCCGGATATGCGCTAAAACATAAATTTTATACTAGAAAACCACTACCCAGCTTGGGTGCCAATCCCATTGTGTATAACTATACATACAGTAGTGGACCAGTGGCGTTGACATATGCCAGCAAATCTGATCCACATACTATCTATATGTTGGGGTTTGATCTTTGCGGTGTAAACAGCAAATTTAACAATGTTTATGCAGATACTGAATTTTACAAGAAGTCGCATGATGTACCAACCTATTTTGGTAGTTGGATAGAACAAATTACAGAAATAGTAAGATCACACCCCAAGCATCAATATATACGTGTAATTGCAGATAATGTACTAATTCCAGGAGAATTTCACACATTGAAAAATTTATCACATATACCGATAACCCAATTTTGTTCCGACTATAAATAGTTAAGTAGGTAAAAATATAAGGTCACATAACGAATGTCTGTTCCAGTTTGGTCCACTCCGTCTGGTAGTTTAGGTACAGTATCAGAGCTTAATTTCTTCGCGTTAGGATTAGAAGCCTACGACAGCGTGGATCCATCACGTCCACTTTCCTTTGAATTGGTCGCAGGTACCCCGCCATCAGGAGTCCACATTGACAGTTATGGAACTATTGCTGGATCACCTGACACTATCTTACGTGAAACTGATACAAACGATAGCATAGCTAGGATTAGGTTTAAACAAATTACAAGTAAATTTGCTGTTAGAGCTAGAGTAGCTGATTACTACGAAACATTTACCAGCAATGGTAATGCAACACGTACTCAGTTTATATTGACGCAGCCTATTACTTTTGACATTACTCGTGTGTTAGCAGTAATAAATGATAACGCAATAATAACAACTAGATTTAAAAAATCGTCAACAGGAGTAGTAACTGTTACATTAAATCGTGCATTGGCCGCGGCTGGAGAAACATTAGTAATTTCATTGTATCAAGCAGGTGCCGCAGTTGCAGATAGAACATTTAGCATGACCATTGTGGGATCAAACCCACCCAAAATTTTAAAGTTTGATCCTCTGGGTACATACTTTGATGGCCAATATGTAGATATTGATATCACTGCATTGGATTTGGATATAGAAGATACAATAACTTGGTCGTTATCAGCCGGACAATTACCAGACGGAGTAACACTAGATAAACATACTGGTAAAATCAGTGGGTTTATTCGTCCTTACTATGTGACAGATGCGGTACGAACAGAAATTAATAATTTGGGTTTTGACGATGAACAGTTTGATGACCGTACATACGACAATGATGCGCCAACAGTAACCACTTATCCAATCTTGTCTCCCAGCACAGATATATATTCTAACTATCAATTTACTATTACAGTCAGTGATGGAAACAGAGAAAATGCAAAGAGCTATAATTTAAGAGTAATCTCTAGTAGCGACATAAAAGTTTCATCAGATCAAATTAGTGTTGATGATAATACATTTACTGTGGACAGTAAAGTTACTTATAGTCCTCTTATGAAGACCGAGATAGGCGAGATTGGTCCAGTGTTACATGACAACAACTTTATGTACAAGTTTGATGCGATAGACTACAATGGTGATACGATTGAGTATTTTGAAGATAACTCTGCCGAAACTGGATTTGATAATACATTTGATAGTGCGGCATACGATATTGGCAGTATAGGATTACCAACA